AGGCGTGACACCCGCATCGCAGACTCTGTCTGTGACCGACATCACTGCGACTCTGCAGCAGTACGGTGGCCTGGTCCAGATCACTGACGTGATTTTGGACACCCATGAAGACAACACGCTGAATGAAGCTGTGCTGTTGCTGGGTGAGCAAGCGGCTCAGATGATCGAGAAGATGCGCTACGGCGTGGTCAAGGCCGGCACCAATGTTCAGTACGCCAACGGTGCCCTGCGTAACGGTGTGAACACTGCATTGACGACTGCCATGCAGCGTAAGGCTGTTCGCGCTTTGAAGCGTCAGAACGCTCGCCCCATCACCACCATCGTGCGCTCCACGCCATCGTTCAATACCGAGAACGTGGCCCCTGGCTTCGTTGGTCTGATTCACCCTGACTTGGAAGGCGATGTCCGCTTGATGACTGGCTTCACGCCAGCAGAAAAGTACGGCTCGCTCTCTCCTTGGGAGAACGAAATCGGCAAGGTGGATGACGTGCGCTACGTGTCCAGCTCGATCTTCGAGCCCTTCCCTGATGCAGGCGGCGCCAAAGGTTTGATGTTGTCCACCTCCGGCACCAGTGCTGACGTGTACCCCGTGATCTACCTGGGCCGCGATGCCTACGGTTTGATCGCGCTGAAGGGTCAGTATGCACTGACACCTATGGTTGTCAATCCAAAGCCAAGCGATTCCGATCCTTTGGCTCAGCGCGGCTCCGTGAGCTGGAAAGCCTATCAAACGTGCGTTTTGCTCAATGACGCATTTTTGGTTAGGCTTGAAGTTTCCGCGACAGCTTAATCACGTTTGACATAGCTGTAGTTCACTTTCCAGAATACAATTAGTATTTTGGAGAGTGAATAATGCCGATCAAGCAATGCGAGGTGTGCGGCTCTGAATTTCAGGCTCGTTTATCAAAGATCAGAACCTGCAGCACGCGCTGTAGGAATCAGTTGATCTCATCTGAGAAATCGCTCAGATACCAAATCACAAAGCAATGCGTGGTTTGCGGCAAGGATTTTGAGGTTGGTGCAGACGATGCGAAAAAGCTAACCTGCTCCAGTGAGTGTGGATACAAGCTGCGTGGCTCAAAGACCAGCAGACAAGTTCACAGGAGCTGTGAAACCTGCGGTAAGGAGTTTTCAGTAACTCCATCGCAGATAAAGAACATAGCTGGCGGCGGTAGGTATTGCTCAAAAGAGTGCCTATACAACCGAAACACAGCTGACACTGAAAGAGCATGCATTTGCTGCGGAGAGATGTTCGCATCACCCCCAAGCAAGATGCATGTTCACACATGCTCTCCAGAGTGTGGATACCAGTGGTTCTCAGGAGCAAGGAAGCCAAACTACATTGGAGCAACTCGGCGTGTTACGCATGCCGATGGTCGAAAAACAATTGTCCAAAATCGGTGGTACTCGTCAAAGAAAAACACGGAGCGAAGGCTCTTGTTGATGAGAGCCACCTTGCCTTGGGCAGATGCCGATGCAATACGCGCCATCTACGAATCGGCCAGCATGATTGAGACTGCCTCTGGCATTCTGCAGCATGTTGACCACATCGTTCCACTGAATGGGAAGACGGTCTCCGGACTGCACAACCAGTTCAACCTACAAGTCATGCCGGCAGTAGAAAACCTGCGAAAAGGCAACCGACACTGGCCTGATATGCCATAGAAATTTCCACCCCCGTGTGGAAAACCAAAAGCCTGCATCTCCGCGCTGCAGGCTTTTTTCATTACTGCGCGGGATTCAATCCAAAAGGAAAACATCATGTCCAAACTCTCCGATATCACCAACCAGGCCATCAAGGATCTGCTGGGAAATATGTGCTTCAGCAAGATCGCTCTGGCGGCTACCGGCGGTGCAACTGCCACTGTTGCAAGCACCGGCGCAATCCTGTTCTCTAACGGCGGCCTGGCTTTGACCAAAGCTGCCTTGTCGGCCCAGTCAATCACAGCCACCCACTTCCTAAATGGAAAGCTGGCAGCCACCGCCAGCCAGGCGCTGCCTACTGGCAAGACCGCTTACTTTGTCCTGGGCTTGAGTGCCGCGGGTGCAGTGTGCGTCTCCCAGGGTGACTACGCCGGCCAGAACCTGAGCCAATTCAACATGGGCACCTCTGCCATGGGTGACGGCTCCGTGCCTGACGTTCCTGCGGGCTACACGCCCATCGGCGCCATCAAGATTGTCAACACCTCGGTGGGCGACTTCATTGCTGGCACGACCCTGCTGAACGTGGCTGGCATCACCGCCACCTACACCGACTTGTCTTTGATGCCTGTCGCCCTGGCTTAACCAGTAGCCAACCCGAATGAGCCCCTGCGCAGAAATGCCAGGGGCTTTTTTCATGTCTGTTTCAAACCCGAGGTAACCAAATGTCCGATCCAAAAACAAAATCCCAGTCCCAGATTACAACCCTGGACAACGAGCCAAGCCAGGCGGAGATCCAAGCCAAGGTGGCCAACGTCGCCATGGCAACTCCTGGCGAAGGCATGTCTGGAAAGATGGAGATCGTCACGATCCACTCTTCCAGCGAAGACGGCGGCTCTGATGCGGTGTTCTTGTCGCACAACGGCTATGCCTACCAGGTGCCGCGTGACCAGCCATTCAAGATGCCAACCGAGGTGGTGCAGATCCTGCGCGATGCCAAGGTGACGTCGTACAAGCCGGGCCCTGGCGGCGCAGTGACTGAAAAGCAAATGCCACGTTTCGCGTTCTCCGCGCAACCTGCGTAATAGAGTGGGCAGCCCATCATGAAGCTGGAAGATTTTTTCCCTTACATACTGGTGGAAACACCGGGCTGCCCCGATCCATTGGCGCGCCAGGCCCTGGTGTCTGCCGCCATTGAGTTCTGCAAGGAAACCATGGCCTGGACCGAGTCGCAAGACCCAGTCACCCTGGTTGATGGCGTGTCGGACTACGAGCTGGAGGCGCCGCCACAAGCGATTGCTCTCACGGTTCGCGATGTCTGGGTGGGCGCACGACGCCTGAACCCCATCACGATGCGGGCACTGCAGGATGTATTGCCCAACTGGGCCACCGCCGGCTCAAGCGACCCCGTTTACTACAACTCCGCCACAGAGCGGGGATCGATTCGGGTATTCCCAATCCCAACCAATACAAGCGGCCAGTCGCTGGTGATGCGCTCAGCGTTCATCCCGGTGGCTGGAGCCACCTCGTTGCCAGACTTCATGGGCCAACGCCACATGGAGTTGATCGCAGCCGGAGCCAAGTGCCGATTGATGCTAATGCCCGGCGGAGCTTGGTCAAACCCGCAGTTGGGCGCTTATTACAAGCAGGTATTTGCAGAGGGCTTGATCAGCGTGCGCATCGATGAAGACCATGACCGGGTTCCTGGATCCGTCACGGTGACGGCTCGCAGCTTTGGGTTCTGATTTCTAAAGGCAACAAATGACCATTACCGCCCAATCCATTGTGAAAGAGGTGCAAGAACAGCTGCAGGATCTTGAAGGCATCCGATGGGGTGCTCCTGAGTTGGTGGCGCACCTGAATGATGGTCAGCGCGAGATAGCGACTGTTCGGCCCGACCTCTACGCCACCATGATGGCATTGCCTCTTTCTGTAGGCGCCCGGCAGACCCTCCCGGCCCAATGCATTGACCTGATCGAAATCATTCGCAATACAGATGGCCCAGCCGTGCAGGAGACCGATCGCAAGATATTGGATCTGCTCAATCCATCCTGGTACACCAAGTTGGGTGCTGCGCTGGCGGTCAATTACTGCTACGACATCCGGGATCCCTACGTGTTCTACGTCTACCCGCCAGTCCTGGCCGGCGCAAGCGTTGATGCCGTGTGCTCAGTAATGCCTGATGAGGTTGCACTGCCAGGTGGCCTGGCATACGGCGCAGTCACCGGAAATATCTCAGGCAAGGACACCTGTAAGAACCCATTGATCCACTTTGTGCTGTTCCGCGCATTCTCCAAGGATGCAGAGTTTGGCGGAAATGTCAGCCTGAGCGCCGCGCATTACCAGATGTTCATGTCATTGCTGTCTACTGATTCGGGCGCCAAGCAAGCCGTCAAACCACAGGCGGGCGAATAGCATGCTGGATACCAAACTTTCTAATTTGAGCGTGAACACCCAGGCGGATGCTCTGGCTGCGCTGTGCAATGGCGGGTTCCTGCATGTCTTTGATGGCACCAGGCCTGCTAGTGCAGATGCTGCGATCTCTGGCAATACTCTGGGTGTTGTGCTGTCGTTGGCAAATCCAGCCTTTGGCTCCGCTGCGTCCGGCGTCCTGGTGGCAAACGCCATCTTGGCCGGGGTTGCGTCAGCGGGCATCACTGCTACGTTTGCGCGCCTTGTAAAAAGTGATGGCGTCACCGTGGTCATGGATATTTCTGCTGGACCGTCTGGAGCGAATCTAACCATCGGGTCATTCACAGCCGGAACACTGGTCGGCGCCACATCCTTCACGCATGACGTGCGCAATGAAACGGCAGGGTACTGACATGCCGCTCAACGACTATGAGGCTGACGGTTGTTCGATCAATGGGATTGATACGCCGGCCGTGTTGTCTACCTGCTCTGCGGGGCAGGCGCAAGGAATCTTGCCGACTGCGTTTTCGCGCTGGCTGTCCGGGGTAGTTCAGTCTGCCCAAGCCCAGTCCGTGGCGTCAGTCTTATTCAAGGGTCTTGCCCCCAGCAGCAACCCCTTGCAGTTGTATCTGCGCGCAGACAGTCTTTCTTGCGTTGTGCCCGCCGGCCGTAACCGCGTGTCTGTGCCTGCAACGCTGTTGCGCGTCGACATCACCCCTGAATTAATCACGGAGTAACCCATGTCGATCCTTGCCAAATACGAAAAACAACCAGTGGAGGCGCTGGACTACGAGGTGAACTATTCCGAGTGGCTGGCGTCCGTGGGCGACGCCGCAACTGGAAATGGAAACCTGATCGTGGTTGCGGATGCCGGAATCACCATCGGCACGACGACCCTCCTGAATGGCTTGGCCAAAGCGCGCATCTCAGGCGGCGCGGATGGTGTTACCTACAAAGTCACGTTCACCGTCACCACGGTGGGCGCCCTGGTCAAGCAAGCTGAAATCAAAATTAAGGTGAAGGAAATCTAATGGTCGCAAGAGCACTCCTGGCGAATAACGCCATCACGACACTCGCACTGGCAATCACTGGCGCGGGGGATGTCACGATGAATGTGACCTCGGCTGCAGCATTCCCAGCTTTGAGTGGCGGTAACTATTTCTATGCAACGATCCTCGATGGGTCAAATATCCCCGAAGTGGTGAAGGTGACCGGTGTTGCTGGGACCATATTTGCCATCGTAAGGGCTGCAGACAATACCATTGCACGCACTTTTGCGGTTGGGGCTAAGGTGTCTATGAATCTCAACGCGGCCGTTCTCAACGAGCTGCTGGGGAAAGATTTGGTTGGGTTGTCTGGAATAGTTGATGTTGCACACGGCGGCCACGGAGCAACAACCGCTGCAGGCGCAAGGACCGCTCTCGGCCTGGAGATTGGCGCTGACGTTGCTGCTCCGCTTGGCTTCACGCCAGCCAACGACACGCTCGCGCTGCACCTTGCTGGCACCGAGTCCGTGACGGGAATCAAGCGCACAAACGAAACCACCGACAACGATGGCAGCTTCGACTTGAATGCCGCGATGGACTTCAAATGCACACCCTCTGCGGGTTTCACGCTGACGTTCACGAACATACCGGCAACGCCGCTGGTGCAAAAGGGCACGATCATGCTGGTCAACCCAAGCGCCTACTCAGTCGCGGCCCACGCCAATACAAAAGTTGGTGCGGCCACTCTCGCAGCACTTAGCGCCGCAGGCACCTACGAGTTGAGCTACCGCACCAGTAACGGCATTGCTTATGTCACGGCATCTGGAGCACTCGCATAATGACCGGCTTTCTTGATGCTTCGGTAATCGAAGAAGGTGGGGGCTACCAAATCCAGCGCAGCCTGCGGACGAGGGCTAGTGCTACGGCGTATTTGTCGAGGACGTTTGGAGTTCCAACGGATGCAAAGAAATACACGATAAGCGTGTGGTGCAAGCGTGGTGCACTCTCTAGTTTGCAGGGTTTGATTTCCGCATTTGACGGAGCGCTATCTCACCCCGGTGAAATTACGTTTAACGCGAATGACACAGTAACCGCTAAGGCTGGTGGATCGGCGGTTAATGGCGTGACTACCACTGCGGTGTACCGTGACCCATCTGCACACATGCACATCTGCTTTAGCATTGATGCAGCGAACACGACTTGCTCATTGTTTGTAAATAACGGCCCTGCACTCACGGCAACAATCGCAAACGTAGTTAGTCAGCTAAATGCGAACGGGCGCGTTGTTCGGATTGGGGCTTTCTACACGGCGGCAGCCCAGTTCTTAGACGGATACCTGTCAGAGTTCAACTTCATCGACGGCCAAGCCCTCACGCCCTCCAGCTTCGGCCAAACCGACCCGACCACAGGCCAGTGGTCAGCAAAGAAGTACGTCGGAACCTACGGCACAAACGGCTTCTACCTCGACTTCAGCGACCCAACCAGCGCCACAACGCTGTGCTACGACCGATCTGGCAACGGCAACAACTGGACGCCGAACAACATTTCAACGACTGCCGGTGCGACTTACGACAGCATGCTGGATGTGCCACTGGGTGGTGGAGGTGCTGAGCGGGGGAATTACTGCACGTTGAATCCGTTGGATAAGATAACAACGACTGTCACAAACGGGAACCTAACTGCGAACCCGTCAGGGATGGGGCCTGTTCTGGGCACTATACAA